CCATGAACGTCATGGTAACAAACAGTCTGCTGGTGATATTGTATGTGACCTTCGTAAAGGTGACTTCGATCCATTCCTTGAGTCAGTCATGCTTAACACTTGGGTTGACTCTGGTTCTAATGACTACCTTCTGGTTGGTACTACACCTAAGTACTTCTCTATTGAAGACTACTCTGCTGACATTGATCAGGCTCGTCTGTTTACAGGTCAAACTGTTTCTACTATGGGTGTCTCTATTGCCCCTAATCAGATGGTAACGACTACCTTTGGTATGGTTGGTAAAGGTATGAGCATTGGTGCCACAGAGAAGACACAGGACGCAGCAAGTACTAACGCACCATTTGATGCCTACTCAGGAGACCTACAGATTGGTAACAATGTAGCTGGCCTTGCATCCTCTGCTATCATTACTCAGATTGACTTTAACGTAACTAACTCCTTCGCACCTACCTTTGTTGTTGGTTCTGATGAAGCGCCAGCACTTGAAGTTGGTCGTGCAGAAGTTACAGGGTCGTTCTCAGCATACTTTGATGACGCCTCTTTGATTAACCGTTTCCTTAATGAAACAGAGTCAGCCATTCAAGTGTCGGTCAATGACCCAACTGCTGCCAATGCTTACACCTTCCTATTCCCACGAGTTAAGATTAACTCTGCTGATGTAGGTGTGGATGGTCCAACAAGCCGTGTAATTAGCCTTGGCTTCACCGCACTGTACGACACGACAACTGCAAGTAACTTGAAGATTACTCGTACAGACTAATCCCTAGCTAGGGCGGGGGGCATTGGTGTCGGGTCTGATGCTCCCCTTTATTTCTACCCGACATAACCCTGACAGGAACCTGACATGGACTTAATGAACTTAAAACCTACCTCCGATACTGTAGAAGTACTCTTAGTACACCCATCTACATTGGAGTCACTCACTAACCAAGACGGTAGTGAAATGTCTATCACAGTATACGCTCCCCATACTAAGGAGTATAAGGCTGTGATGCACGAACATACAAACAAGCGTATTGCAAAAGCATCAAAGAGAAAAGCTACTAACTTTTCCGCAGAGGAACTAGAGGCAGACACAATCGACCTCTTAGTTCGGACAACAGCAGCTTGGGACATTACTTACGATGGTAAGAAGCCTAAGCTAACACCGGCACTCTGCAAAGAGGTTTACACAAACTTGTTCTGGATTAAGGATCAGATAGAGGAGGCTGTTGCTGACTCTGTGGATTTTACGAAAGCCTGATCCAAGACTTGCTTGAGTTTGCGGAACATTCCTTCGCACTCAACAAGACTGATGAAAGTGGAACAAGCGAGCGTGAGCATCTGGAACAAGTAGAGAGGCAGACGGGTATTAGACCAAAGGAATTAGAGGGACCAGACTTCCCTGTTCTTTTGTCTCATATCTGGTCTGCCTTTGTTGCATGTAGCAAGGCTAGGACAGGGGGTTTTAGTGGTGCTAACCCTCTAACCTATGAAAACATTAAGTCTTGGATAGAATTAACAGGCACACCCCTAGACCCCAGAGAAGTAGAAGCCGTCAAAGAGCTTGACGTAATATACATAAGGACGCAGTAATGCCCACAGTTGACCTCAGATTCGTAGTACACAACAGGAAAGATATTGATCTGGCAACTAAATCGTTAGTTGCATTCAACAAGGTCAGTGTTCATCGCCAAAGTAACTACGATGCAGAAGCCGCCGCCGCTAAGAGGGGTATGACGGCTACTGAACGACTGATTAGGTTAGAAGATAAGCTTATCAAGCAGCGTCTAAAAGACAACCTTGTTGGGGAGGCTAGGACACAGCAGATTGAAGCTCACGAACGTATCTTGCAACAAGAGATAAGAACGCTTCAAGACTACATAGATACCGATAAGGTGCTAGAAAAAGAGCAGAAAGCTGCTATTAGAACCGAAGCAAATTTAGCCAAGCAGCGAGAAAAAACTAAGAACGACACCGAAAAACTTCGGATGACCTATGACAGTACTTACGCTGCCACTAAAAGGTACAAGCAGGGCCTTAAGGATATAGACAGAGCCTTTGAAGGTATGGAAGACGGGCCTGAAAGAGCCTCTCGTGCAATTAAAGCACTAAAAGCTGATTTTGACGCTTTCATAGCTGCAAGTAAAAGTGGACAAATTGTAGACGCAGGAAACCAGTTTGCCCGTTACGGGGACCAAGCATACAGAGCCCAACAGAGGACTAAGAGATTTGCATCAGTTGGTCTGCAACAAGCAGGTTATCAGGTCAATGACTTTATCGTACAGATTGCCTCGGGACAGAACGCCCTCGTAGCCTTCGGACAACAGGGTTCACAGTTAGCTGGTATCTTTGGTACTAGGGGTGCTATTGTAGGTGCCGTAATTGCCGCTGCTGCTGCGATTGGCAACCTAATCTACCAGACTAATATGGCAACTAATGATACGAGGGACTTTGGGGAAGTCTTAGATGACCTTAAAGACTCTATTGGGAATTTAGTAGACTCGATGGAACCTCTAGACCTTAAGGACTTGGGGGAACAGTACGGAAGTATGGCAGGTTCTATGGCTAGGATGGCAGACTCTGTAAGAGACTTAAACGCTGCTATCGCTGAATCTGACTTTAGAGCTTCTCTAGAAGAGTACGCTAAACAGTCAAAAGGTTCTATAATGTCAGTCGCTGCCGATATGCTTGGCCTTGCTGACGCAGCGCAGCGTGTGATAGACATTTCACCAACCCTGCTCGCCGTGATTGCTCCTAGAGCTTATAAGGGTTACGCCTCGGCGGGGGAAGAAGCGGGTAAAGCCTATGCTGAGGACCTCGCCAAAGGTTTCGGTACTGGGGTCAGTGCTACTGATGTAGAAAACTACTTTAAACAACTTCTTGTAGCAGAACAGTCTGGTACAGCAGGAGATGCGGCCCGTGTAATAGAAGAATTTGAGGGGCAGATCAGGCAGAGTACAAACGGGTTTGATACACTGACCATAGCAGGTCAGAGGTTTGTCCAAAAGATGCAAGAGCTTCGTGAAGAGTACTCTCAATTACAGTCTGCAATAGATGGCAGTGGGTTATTGCAAGCTAGTCAGAACAGGAGCAACGAAGCTTTAGCGAAAGCTGGAGCTGCCGCAAGAAAGAAGGCCCTTAAGTTACAGGTAGACATAGCGAAAGCTTTGGCTAAGATAGCTAAAGCTCGACAGAAGGCACAAGACAAGGCTGCTAAAGAACAGGCCCGTATTTCTCTTCGTAATCAAAAGTCTATGGACTTTATGCAAAGTCAACTTGATAAAGGTCAAAAGAAAAGGGAGCAAGATAGGCTAAGAGCCGAAAAAGGGGCTCAGACAACCCTTCTCCGTAATCATAAGTCTATGCACTTTATGCAAAGTCAAATTGATAAAGGTCAAAAGCAACGAGACGCAGACTTCATAAAAGCTGCTGAGATAAAGTATAGGGCGGCAAAAAACTTAGCAGATGCAGAACTAGACCATGCTGTTGCCATATATAAAGCTAGGCTAAAAGGCGAAGAGGAGGCTGCTAGAACCAATCTCCGTAACCAAAAGTCTATGGACTTTATGCAAAAGCAAATCGGTAAAGGTCAAAAGGAAAGAGATAAAGCCCTTATAAAAGTTGCTGACGAGCAATACACGAGGGCAAAAAAGATAGCAGATGCAGAACTAGCAGAAGCTGTTAGGATTTATGAAGAACGTATGAAGCTTGCGGAAGAAGCGGCTACAAGGGAAGAGAACAGGGAGAAGGAGTTTCAGAAAGCACTAGCTGCACAAGGTAGAAAGACTCAAAGAGAACGTGAGGCTTACGAAAGAGAAAAAGCAAGGCTAGACGCCGCCGGTGATAAGGCAATCTTAGAAGCCCAAGCTGAAGAGGAAAGAAAGCTCTTTGAAGTAAATGCGGCTTACGAGAAGAAGATGAAAGAGTTAGATGCTCAGGGAGATTTGGCAATCTTAGAATCTCAGGCTAGGGCTGAAAAAGAGTTGTATGACGAGAACCGGCGTTACGAGAATGAGCAAGACAGGATAGGACTTCGTGAAAAGGCTGAAGCTGCTAGGAAGGTAATAAGAGAACAAGCAGAAGCTGCTAGAGAGTTGGCTAATCAGATCGAACGTGCCGCAAGAGCTTATGGGACTTTCTTAACTAGAGGTCAGTCAGAAGAAATAAAACTTGCGGGGCTTAGAGCAAAGCTTAGGGTGTTGCAAGAAGGTGGAACCTCTGGTGAAGCAAGTGCAAAACAGAGACTAGAGGTCCAGCAAGATAAAATACAAGCTGAAACTTTGGAGCTAAGAAGGCAGCAAAAGGCTTTGGGAGTTGATCGTACCAAAACTGAGGATGAGATTACTGAGGCCGCAAAGAAGCGGTTAACAGTAGCGCAGCAAACCTATAATGTTGAGCTAAAAATCGCCAAAGAGCAAAAGAGTAAAACTGGCGGCGGTAAAACCCCTAAGTCTGCTCTTGATATTCTACTCAAAGAAGAACGGTCTATGAGCCTTAAGCTTGACCAACGCAGGGCACTGATAGGGCTCACTGACCAAGAAATACTACTAGAGAACACCAAGTATGCTCTAATGTCTAAAGTACAAGAGCAGATGGCTACTATGAGTGAGTCTGACAAAGCTGCTACTCTGGCTAGGATAGATGGCATAGCTCAAGAGATGGCTGCTAGAGAAGAACAGGTCAAACTTATGGAAGAAATAGACGCTCAGAATAAACACATAGCAGACACCATAGCTAACAGTTTTGGCAGTGCAATGACCTCTATAGTAGACGGTACTAAGAGTGTCTCTGATGCCTTTAAAGATATGGCTAGGGCTATCATTGCTGAGTTGTATCAAATCTTTGTTGTTAAACAGATCACAGGTATGATTAGTTCTGCTATATATGGGGGCTTGAGTGGTGGAACACCTGCTGGTGGTTATAGTCCCGGAGGTAAGACTTATGGCTCTAATGCGCATATAAATGCAATGCAAGCTGCCAATGGTGGTGCCTTCTACGGTGGTAACGTAATACCTTTTGCTAATGGTGGTGTCGTAGGTCATCCTACTAACTTTGGTATGTCAGGTGGTCGCACAGGTCTTATGGGAGAAGCTGGCCCAGAAGCTATTATGCCACTCAAGCGTGGTAAGAATGGTAAGCTAGGAGTACAGGCAGAAGGTGGTGCTGGTGACGTTATCATTCATCAGAACTTTAACTTTACTGCTAACGGTGACGAGAGTGTTAAGAAGATCATAGCACAACAAGCCCCAGCTATCGCTAACATGACCAAGAAGCAGATAATGGATGATCGCCGCAGAGGTGGTCAGATGAAACAAGCGTTTGGGTAAGGATTAAAACAGATGGCCGACAAGAAAATTACAGAGCTAAGTAATATCGCAGGTGCTGACCTGTCTCTTACTGATGAATTTGTAGTCGTAGATATTAGTGCTGATGAAACTAAAGCTATATCTACTATGGAGCTTAGGAGTGCTATAATTCCCAGTCTTACAACCACCGAGAAGAATGCGTTAATTAACAGAGCTGGTATGCAAGTCTTTGACACCACACTAGGCAAGATGTGTTTTAACACAGGTTCTGCTTGGGAAACTATTACCTCTTCATAACTTCGTTAAGGAAACCTCATGGCACTAAAGACTGCACCAACTGATATAGGATTTGCACAAATAACTCTTAGTGCTATGAACGCTGTTGCCACCTCTGAGTCTCCCTTTACTTATAAGCAACAGGTAGTACAACACACAGGTCAAGCATGGAAAGCCTCAGTTACCATACCACCTGTACGCAGAGACTTAGGTGAACCTTGGGTAGCTTTCTTGTTGTCGTTACAGGGACCAGTGCATACCTTTCTTTTAGGTGATCCTAACTGCACAGAACCCAGAGGTACAGCTACTAACAGTTCTCTTACAGCTACGGGTACTGCTGGCGACTCCTCTGTAACCATTACTATCTCTGACGGGACAACCCTTAAAGCTGGTGACTACATACAACTGGGTACAACCAGTACATCTAAGTTACATAAAGTTTTGGCAGACGTATCAGCTACAGGTTCAGTAGATATATGGCCTAACCTCAAGGCTACTTACTCTGGTGCTGCTGTGACTGTAGACAACGCTAAGGGTGTCTTTAGGTTGGTAAGTAATGTACAAGAGTGGGAGATAGGGAACTCTAGTACCTATGGTATCTCTTTTGAGGCTGTAGAGGTAATTACATAATGACTAGGACTATTCCCTCGGTAGTACTTAATGCCCTAGACGATGATGTAATCTCCCCCTTCTTTGCTGTAGAACTCTTGTTTGATAGCCCTGACGAGATTAGGTTGTGGACAGGGGTTGGAGACCTTTCCTACGGAGGGCATACTTGGACAGGATCAGGCAATTTACTAAACATCTCTGATGTACAAGAGGCATCTGATTTATCTGTTAGGGGTGCAACTATTACCCTTAGTGGCATGACCTCTGAGGTAGTTGCACTAGCCATTACACAGCCATACCAAGGCAGAGTGTGTAACATCTACTTTGGTATTACCTCAGACACTACAGCCCTAACCCAAGTGTTCTCTGGTTACATGGATCAGATGAACATACAGGAATCCCCTGATACAGCTACTATAGAACTAACTGTAGAAAACAAATTAATAGACCTAGAGAGACCAAGAGTTGCTAGGTACACTTCTGCTTACCAGAAATCAGTGTATCCCGGAGACCTTGGATTAGACTTTATCGAAGACCTACAAGATAAAGAAATTGTTTGGGGCAGAACTGCTAGTTAGGAAGAATACGAATGGGTCTTAGTTTTAAAGGTATCTTCAGGGCTATTGTTGTTGCAGCTATTACTGCTGCTATTATGGTAGCTACTGGTGGAGCGGCGGCGTTTTTGCCTGTATTCTATGTACACGCTGGCTTAGGTATTCTTATGAGTGCCTTGGCACCTAAGCCTAAAGACATAAGTAGCTTTGGTGGTAAGTCTAACAGAGGTTATAATGTAACACAAACAGGTTCAGCCTTAGACCACCAAATTATCTACGGTAAGATGAAGACCGCTGGTGTTAGAGTATTTGATGGCACTACAGGTACAGACAACGTACAACTACATAGAGTGATAGCCTTTGCTGGACATGAGGTAGAATCCTTTGAAGAGATATACATTAATGATGAAGTAGCAACTATAGACGGTAGTGGTAATGTTACCTCACCTAGTCGTTATAGTGGTTTAGTGACAATTAAAGAACACTTAGGCACATCTACTCAAGCTGCTGACAGTAGTCTAGTTAGTGCTGTATCTGGTTGGACAGGGAACCACAGACTTCGTGGTATTGCTTACCTGTATGTTAAGTTGACCTATGACACAGATGCCTTCCCTAATGGCGTACCTGAGATTAGTGCTGTCATTAAAGGTAAGAAGGTATACGATCCTAGAACCTCAACTACTGCTTGGTCTGATAACCCTGCCCTTTGTGTAAGAGACTATCTGACAACTACAGGATACGGATTAGGTGAAGCTGTTGCTAACATAAACGATACGGCCTTTACTACTGCCGCTAACATATGCGATGAAACTAGCACAGACGCTGGTACAACACGATACACAGCCAATGGTGCCTTCACCACAGGAACTACACCACAAGACCTCTTAGATGGGCTTATAACGTCTATGGGGGCTACTCTGTGGTACACTCAGGGGGCATGGAACGTAAAGGCTGCTAAGTGGACAGCACCTGTATTAGACCTTAATGAAGACGATCTTAGGTCAGGTATAAGCCTAGCAACTAGACACTCTCGTAGAGATAACTTCAACACAGTTAATGGTACGTTTAGGGGTGACGAAAGTAACTGGCAAGTGACAGACTTCCCACCTGTAACTAACGCTGCCTTTGTTACTGCTGATGGTGGTCTAGAGTCTACCTTAGACATGGACTTACCGTTCACCGACAACTCAATAGAATCTCGGCGTATAGCTAGGATCATGCTTGAGCGCAATAGACAACAGCTACAGTTTCAAGCCTCATTTGGTCTTAGGGCTTTTCAAGTACAGACAGGTGACAATGTAAGGATCACTAACACCAGACTTGGTTGGACTAACAAAGAGTTTGAGGTTGCCTCTTGGACATTTGGTCTACAGAACGAGTACGACCTACAAGTAGAAATGACACTCAAGGAAATATCTGAAAGTGTCTTTGATGAAGTCAACGATGGTATAGTCTACGAGAGAGATAATACTACTCTGTTGTCTCCCTTTACAGTGCCTAGCCTTGGGTTAACCTTGGGGTCAGAACTAAGAAGAGTTAAGGGTAAAGTATTGGGGGTTATGACCATAGATGTTACAAACACTGCTAACATTATGGACACAGCAGAGGTACAGTATAGAAAAGTAGGGGATACAAACTATACGTCTTTAGGTACAATCGGAGCTTTTGTAGGTACAGACCGTGTAGAGGTCGTAGGCATAGAAGACGGATTTTATGATGTAAGAGCAAGAGCTACTAACTCTTTGGGTGTTCACGGCCCATATAATACTCTGGCTAATCAATTTGTAGAGCCTTTAGGAGCACCTCCTGCTGATGTAACTAACTTCTCTGGCAACCTTGTCGGAGGCAACTTATTCCTAAGCTGGACACCAGTACCTGACTTAGACTTAGCTCACTACATCATTAGATACTCTAAGGCTACTTCTGGTGCTTTATATAACTCCTCTTTCCTATTAGCTGAAGTACCTTCAAGTAGTAGTACTTTATCTCTGTCAGATGCAGGTCCAGGAACTTACTTTATAAAAGCTGTAGACGATACCGCTAGTGGGTCTAATACCTCAGTTAATGCTGCCAAGTTTGTTATCACCAGCGTTGGTATGGAAGAGTTGAATGTTGTAGCCACGCTCACAGAACATCCCTCTTTTAGCGGAGTTAAGTCAAACGTAGAAAAGGCTAACAATAAATTACTGCTCATAAGTGAGCTTTTTGACTCTGCAACGGGAGATTTTGACGATAGGCCCAACAACTTCGACACTGTAACTACCTTTGAAAGTTCTGGCATATACTACTTTGCTAACAACCTTGACATTGGTTTTAAAGCTACTTGCAGATTAGGCTACAGTTTTGAGTCCACTAGGTTTAACAATGCCGATACTTTTGATTTACAGTCTACACTTTTTGACTCTGCGACAGGAGAATTTGATACTGTAGGGTCTGATGCAGATGATACATCTGTTACCTTAGAGTTGAGGCACACTGACGATGACCCGTCTGGAACACCTACTTGGACAGATTGGCAGTCATTTTCCGTAAGTGATATAACTGCAAGAGCTTTTGAGTTTAGGGCAATACTAGGATCAACCAACGACACTTCTTCCCCTCAGATAAGTGAACTGTCTGTTGAAGTAGACATGCCTGATCGGGTAGAATCGGGTTCTGACATAACCTTTACGGGGACCACTAACGTAACCTTTACAAACGCTTTTGCTAATGTACCAGCTATAGGCATATCCTTAGCTGATATGACAGATGGTGACAGATACACAATCACAAACAAAAGCCGAACTGGTTTTACTATGAACATCTTTACTGGTTCGTCAGTCAGTACAAACGCTGTAACCCTAGACTATGTAGCTAAGGGCTACGGAAAGGAACTAACATAATGTCGCAGCATGACTTTAACATTGCTAATCAACTATTCCCTGCTACTAGGGCAGACCTTAACAGTGCTTTCGTAGCTTTAGCTTCTAATTCTTCTGGTGATGCAGAGCCTACCACTACTTATGCTAATCAATGGTGGTATGAGACAGATACCAATACCTTAAAGCTTCGTAATGAGGCTAACAATGCTTGGGTCAGTATTTGCGTATTAGATCAGTCTAATAATAATGTGTTGTCTATCACTACACAAGGGCTAACTCTTGGGGCAACAGCTATTACTGCATCTGGGGCAGACATTAACCTTTTAGACAGTTTAACTAGAGGCTCTATTATATACGGCAATAACTCTGGTGTAACCTCAGAACTTGTCAAGGGTGGTGCTGGAACTGTCCTTACAAGTGATGGCACTGACATATCGTGGGCTGCTGCAAGTGCTTCTAATCCATATACCGCATTATCAACCGCAGCCACTGGGTACATCACCCTAGTCGGCGGTTTGATTATTCAATGGGGGAAAAGTGGCTCCATTGGTACAGGTGGTACAAGCACTGTTACCTTTGCCACAACTTTTCCAAACGCCTGTAGAACCATAGCCATATCTCCACACGCCGCATCTACTGTCAACAGCTTTGCTTGGGCGTCAGGGGCACCTTCTACATCAGGCGTGACCTTTTACTCTAGGGGTGCGGTGCCTGCCACTGGGATCTACTACATAGCAATAGGACACTAAGTTTTGAAATATTATGCTCACATAAGTCCCGACAATCGTCTTCTAGGTTATTATACTGATGACCTACATGATACTATACCTACACCGAACATTGAGTTGACACCCGAGCAATGGCTGACTTCTCTTAATAACAACTACAATGTAGTTAATTCTGACGGTTCTGGTTCAGTAGTAGATTTTTCAACGGATGAAGAAAAAGCATCTAGGATTAGAGGTACAAGGGACGTTGAATTAGCGGCTACTGATTGGAGAGCATTAAGCGATGTAACTATGTCAGACGCTTGGAAAACATACAGACAAGCACTGCGAGACTTGCCAGCGGCAGAGGGTTTCCCTAACGTAACGTGGCCTGTAAAGCCAGAGTAGGATACATAACATGAGTCAACACGATTTTAATATAGCTAATCAGACTTTTCCTGCCACTAGGACAGATATAAATAACGCTATCTTGGCTGTTGTTTCTAATTCTTCTGGTGATGCAGAGCCTTCTACTACCTATGCTAATCAGTGGTGGTATGAGACAGACACTAATACCCTCAAGATTAGGAACGAGGCTAACGATGGGTGGGTAGATGTTATTACTTTAGACGCAAGTATGACCGCTGCTGCTAGTGAGCTAAATCAGCTAGATGCCATTACTAGGGGTTCTATACTTTATGGTAATGCTAGTGGAGAGACTGCTAGACTAGCGGCTGGTGGTGCTGGTACTGTCCTTAGCTCAGACGGTACAGACCTGTCTTGGGCTGCTGCTACACCTACACTGACTAGAGGTCAGATTATATATAGTAATGCAAGCGGTACTACAGCAGCACTAGCTCCCGGAACAGCAGGTCAAGTTTTAACCTCAGACGGTACGGACATATCATATGATGATCCTGCTGGGGGCAGTACGGCTCTTGGAGATGTTGGTACTTATGCTTTTCTGGCAAGAACATCAACAGCACAAGGTAGCACAATATCTGCGGGGTCAACATACTCTGGAAGTTCACTGACCTACGCTGGTGTATCTAGGTCTGGGGGTAATAATATAATAATCTCTCCAAGTGGTACACCTTCTGGAACGTGGAGAGCAATGGGCCACGTTGGCGCAGCATTCGGTGGCTTTAATCAAAGAGCAACTTCATTCGTGAGGATTTCATAGTGACTATTACACAAGTGCGTAATGCACAATCACTTAACTCTGATAACACTCGCTTTGATGTAGAGATCAATCACCCTGATTACGGGTGGATACCCTACACTTTAGACCCCTCCGACACTGACAACACTGTTAACAACAGCGAGTTAATGTCTTTGATAGGTGCAGATTTTACAGCTTACGTTGCACCTACTCAGGCAGAGCTAGACGCAGAAACAGCAGATCAGGTTCGTTCTGACCGTGACTACAAGTTACTTACAGAGGTTGACCCCTTGGTTACTAATCCCTTACGTTGGGCAGAACTTACATCTGATAAGCAAACAGAGTGGTCACAATACAGAACAGACCTGTTAAATGTGCCACAACAATCAGGGTTCCCGAACACAATCACATGGCCCACTAAACCATCTTAAGGAGCAACCAATGGGATACAAGCTAGGACTACGAAGTAAACAGAACTTGTCTGGGGTACATCCCGATATGGTTGCTGTTGTTACAAGAGCATTAGAGATTAGTGAAAAAGACTTTAGTGTAACTGAAGGTGTTCGTAATATTGAACGTCAGCGTATGCTTAAGAGGACAGGTAAGTCAACCACACTCAAGTCTCGTCACCTGACGGGTCATGCAGTGGATGTTGTCCCCTACCCTGTATCATGGGAGTGGGACGAGTTCTACCCTATCGGTGATGCTATGAAAGCTGCTGCAAAGGAACTAGATATTAAGATCGTATGGGGTGGTGACTGGAAGAAGTTCCCTGATGGGCCACACTTTCAGCTAGACTGGAAAGCCTATCCCTGTGACTAGGGGCGAGGAAGACTGCTTTGTAATGGGTAAAAATATATCGGCAACTCTACTGTTTGCCTTGGTGCTTCAAGCGGCAATGATAGTTTGGAGTATCTCTCAAATGAGGGCAGACGTAGATGCTAACTACGCCTCTATAGTTAGAATAAGTGGTGATGTAAAAGCTGTTGAAGCATCGTCTAATATGCAAGCTGTGCAACTAGGCAAAATCGAAGAGAACATAAAGGGAATTAAAGAGTCCCTTGAAAGGATGCTAGAGGTAATGGAGAAGGACTAAGAAGGGTATGATTGATCCAGTCACTGCCTTTGCTGCGGCTAATACTGCATTCAAGGGTATTAAATTGTTAGTTGGTGCTGGTCGTGAAATGCAAGACATATCGACACAGCTTGGCTCTTGGTATAATGCTGTTGCAGATATTAACAAGGCTGAGTCCCAACGTAAGAACCCTACTTGGTTAGACAAGAAGACCCACGGTAATGACAACATAGAACAAGAAGCTATGGATATTGTCATCCGTAAGAAGACCCTCATGGAGCGTGAGAAGGAAATAAAGTTCATGCTCAATATGAGGTTCGGCCCGTCTACTTATGACGACATGCTACAGATGCGTAGACAAATGCGCAAAGAGAGAGAAGAAACAGTTTACGCTGCGATGGAAGCTAAACGCCAGATACAGAACAACCTAGCTATAGGTGGACTGTCTTTTGGTATCCTGCTCATACTTGGTGGGGGCATCTGGTTAATAGCGTCTGTTATGTAAAGGAGACTCGTATGAGCGTTACTATGGAAAGATTCTTACACTGGAAAATATTGCCACGCATTATGATGCTGGTTATGACATTTATGTATATAGAAGTCTTGTACTGGTTTATGGATTTAACCCCTGAGACCATGACCTCACAAGCGGCTGCTCTAACAGCTACTGTGACTGGTGCTATGACTGGTGCTTTTGCTGTATGGTTAGGACATGAAAAATGATAGGTTCTATTATCAGTAGTCTAACAGGACTAGCCACAAGCGTTATAGATGGCAAGACACAGATCAAGTTAACCGAAGCTGAGATTAAGAAGAAGCAGCTTACTGGTGAGATTGATTGGGACATAGAAGCTATGAAGGGTACTCAGAACTCATGGAAAGATGAGTGGATTACCCTACTGTTCAGTATCCCACTAATACTTGCCTTCTGTGGAGATTGGGGCAACGATATTGTAGCCCGTGGCTTTGCTGCACTTGAGGTTATGCCTCAGTGGTATCAGATTGCCTTAGGGGGTATCGTTAGTGCCAGTATAGGCATGAGGTCTGTGAGTAAGTTCTTTGGCAAGAAGTAGCCATGTATGTATTTTTACTGCTACTATATATAGGTACAGGAGAGAGTAGAGAGTTAGTAGATGCCACCCTAACCTTTACTTTATTAGATGATTGTAACCGTCATGCTGCTGCACTTGTCAAGAGGTATAGCACTCACGGTATAACTCCCCAAGATAGAGCAGTCGCCTACTGTGTACCAAAGTTATACAAATAAGTAAGCCCCCGTTTCCCATGTAGGATTCGGGGGCTTTTTTCATTTGTTGTGCTCTTCTTCTAAGTGCCTAAACAGAGCATACATAGGCACCTTCATTTTAAACTCTACTTCCTTCTCTAGCCTGTCCACCTTTCCTACTAGCCAAAGTATTAACAAGGTTTGAACAACAAGGACTATAGACATAACATCAGGCATTCTCCACCACCTTAATCAACCTAGCCCCGTACCATTCAGCTTTCTTTAAGTCTTGCACCCCATTCTTATAACGCCACCTGTGTAAATACTTGGCAATATTCCCACGTAGGTATCCGATGTACTCCTCTTCAGTTAAGAAGTCTTCGATGTATTCAATACACTCTATCTCACCTGTCCCGTAATGGGGTGGGTGATTAACCATGTCGTCACAAGGGTTAAACGCTGCAACCTCTTTCCACTTAGCCATCTTTACTCCTTATAAGCCTAGCTTGCTCTTCTATCTGGCGTTTCTGCTCCTCTAGTTCAAGGAACTGTTTATCTGTATCAGATAACTTATAGTCTGGCTTAACAAATTTCAAGACCTCTGGCATTACAAATCCCCCTTCTTACTTAAGGGAGAGGGGAACCCCACGCACTGACTCACAAACTTATAGCTAGGGTCGGGCTTGGTCTCAAGTAAGTACAGCATGTTAAGTTCCCTTACAGCCTGACACCTTTCCTCTGTCTTGTAGGTCGCATTAGGGGCTCTCACAGAGAAGTGAGGCTCCCCGTCTTTCATCATGCTTAAAACAACTATATAAACATATACCATATCTTACCCTTTCTACAATCTTATTAACTCCGCTTCTTTATAAGGAATATGGTAGAACAATTCCCCCTTAGCAATATACCGACCTTTAGCAGTCCTTACAACCTCTTCTGTCATCTGTTGCCCTCGGATCATCCAACATTGGGTTAAGTGAATGTTAAAGACATAGAAGTTTACGTTACTGTTATACTTCTTAAGTAACCTAGACTTACGGTGAGGTATTCTTATCTCTGTCCAATCATCGGGCCACTCCTCCTTCCATGCCCTCTTGACTTCACCCTCTGAGTAGTATGTCACACCCTTCTTAACAGTCTCTACATCTGCGTAGTAGTTCTCCTTTACGTTAGACACTGTGTGCCCCTGCTTCTCTAGTATTTCGATAAGCTTGACCTTTGCAGGGTTGTCAAACCTATCGTACAGACTTTGCTCAAACTTCTTTCTAACTTCTACCATTATGTAATGTCCACCATCTCACAGACGTCACCAGTACAGGCCATAGTCTGCATACCGCTGGTGTTGTCCTCTACTTCATAGTTAGCCAACTTAGTCCAGTCGATGCTTTTAGGAGAGGTCTCTACAACCTCGTGGTAGTGGTCTTTGTCACACTCTTGATAAGGCGCCTGTTGGTAAGTGTGCTCATTAAACGGTAAGAACGACACACCAGACATTTCATCAAAGTGTTTATACACAAAGGCTCCTACCTCTAACCACTCGTCAGATTTGACGTTAATAGTTACACTAGGTTTATGCTCACACCAGTGGCGTTGATACATAAGCCACATCTCTAACTGTTCTATAGCAGTCATGTCAGCAGTATGAATAGCACCCAGAGGAGAACGCATAGGGAAGCTAAACACTGTAGTAGCGTCAGGCTTCATTACGTCAGGCTCATTAGGAATACCCTGATCAATCATGAACTGTGTCAATGGATCTTTATTATCTCCACGCACAGTACGGATATAATAGGGACTG